TTTTAGTCTAACCTTTCAGAAATACATGGTGAGTGTGCTTTTACTCGATTTCGAAACGAGATTGGTTGATCGCAACACTATTGATCCCATGTTTCGTGAATTCAGGGATTCTCATGTCTCTAAGCTCTGCAAGGCTGTTGGTATTGTTGGTGTTTTATACACTATATCACGGCTTTATAAGTCTTGGAAATCTATGAAGATTCAGGGATCTCTTGAACCAACAACAAAAATTGAAGTTGAGGAACGAGATGCGGAAAAGAATATTTGGACTACGACATCTGTACGCCATTTGCCTGTACGAACTGATGCCAAATCGACCACTCCTACACAGTTAGCTGGTTTAGTTGCCAAGAATTTGGTATATGGAACTGTTACAGTTGGAGGAAAGAACTATATGGTCAATGGCCTTTTCATCAAATCTAATGTAGTCATCATTCCTGATCACTATTTTATTGAAGATGACATCAGTGTTCTCTTTCGCAAAGAGAATCCTGAAACATGTGGTGGAAAATTCACTGTTGCTTTGAGTAAGCGACAAAGCGTTCTCTTGGATGGAACTGATATCCGAGTGTGTTACGCTTGTGCTGGTGGATCCTTCAAAGATCTCACCAAATTTCTTCCACAAGGACGTGTTCCCATGCATGAATTTGAGATGTTGTGGCGTAGCAAAGATGGAGATATTACGAAAGCCTATGGATTGGCTGAACCTTGCATGACAAGTAATGGTGCAGTTGATTTCAGAGGGTTGCGTTATTCCTCATTGACTATTTCAACATTCAAAGGCCTCTGTGGAGCCACTCTGATTTCTCGGAGGCAACCTCTTATTACAGGAGTTCATTTAGGTGGACAAACTGGTACTACTAGAGGCTGTAGTGGAGTTCTGGAGTTCGACACCATTGATCAAGCGATTAAACAGTTGCGGACTCTTGAGGGTGTGATTATTTCAGGTAGTGCTGAACACTTTGAAACTCAAGTTTTAGGTATTAAGGTACTTAATGATACACCACTTCACTACAAGAGTCCGCTGAACTATATGCCTTTGGATTCTCAGGTTGAGTACTATGGTACTTGCCCTGGTATGACCACTTTTATTTCAGAAGTTAAGGTCACTCCGATAAGCGAGCATGTTACAGAGGTTATGGATAGTCCCAATATTTATGGACCACCAGTACAATTTCCTCAGTATAAAGGATGGCAGGAGTGTTTGGCCAATTTGGCTAACCCTGCGCAACCCTATCCGTGTAGTCTCTTGGATGCAGCAGTTAAGGATTATAAGAAAGACCTACTGCCTATATTTAAGAGTCCATTGTGGAATGATGCTCGACCACTAACCGATCAGGAGAATTTATGTGGTATTCCAGGAAAGAAGTTTATTGATGCCATTAAATTGGACACATCGATGGGCTTTCCCTTGAATGGAAAGAAACGTAGATTTGTTACTGAACTGCCTCCCACCCCTGAGAATCCTAACAACCGTGAATTTGATCCCATGATTATGGAAGAAATAAAACGGTGTGAAGATTGTTATCGGAAGGGAGAGAGAGCATATCCCATTGCTAAGGCTTGTAAGAAAGACGAAGTTTTGTCCAAGCCCAAATGCAGAATATTTTATGGGAATGCTTTACCTTTGACGTATTTAGTACGAAAATACTATTTACCTATATTGCGTGTTTTGCAGATGAACCCTTTGAAAGCAGAGTGCGCGATTGGCATTAATTGTCATGGACCTGAGTGGGAAGCATTACATAAGCATGTCTTGAAACATGGCAAGGACCGAATTATTGGTGGAGATTATGGTAAATATGATCAGAAGATACCCTCCCAATTACTTTTCGCTTCCTTGCGCATATTGATTGATTTTGCTCGTGAATGTGATTACTCTGAAGAAGATATTGCCGTTATGGAAGCCATGACAGGCGACCTAGTTTTTGCTATAGTAGCCTTCAATGGAGACCTTATTGGCTTTATTAGTGGTACTCACATTAGTGGTAATTCACTTACTGCGATGCTCAATGGCATTTGTGGAAGTTTGAATATGCGTTGTTATTTTTACGCAAATAATCCTTTCACGAATGAAGAAGACAAAATGTCTTTTCGCGAATTTGTAGCTCTTATTACTTATGGTGATGATAATATAGGTACTTTGAGCAAAGCAATTGACAATTTCACTATCAAAGGATTTTCGGAATTTTTAGCAGGATACGGGCAAATTTATACCATGCCTGATAAAGAGAGCGAACTTTTAGACTTTCTTCCTTTTGAAGATTTTGAATTTCTCAAGCGCAAAACCAACTACATTCCTGAAATAGGAGTGCATGTTGGTGCTTTGGTGAACAAGTCATGCGAAAAGATGCTCCACTGTTTTATGCGAAATAAAAGTTCGCCTTTGACGGAGGAGCATGCTTGTGCAATCAATGTTGACACAGCGTTACGCGAATGGTTCAACCATGGACGCGTAGAATATGAAAAACGCAGAATTCAGTTGACTGAAGTTGCAAAGCGAGCAAACATATCACATTTGTGCACAGAACTTGAAAGAGATTTCGATGAAAGAGTGCAGATTTGGTATGAAAACTATGGGCCATCGTAAACCCTTAAAACAGCGAGCCCAGTTTGAACCTGGGTGTTGGAACAAATCAAAATTCGAATGTATATATGGATACCAGTAGATTGCATGTTTAGTAGATGTTTTTATGTTTTATATTAGGCTTTGTACATTTTGACGTCGATTCCTTTTTAGGAATGGTTTGGTCTACCAATGTAAATATCACCGCACGGATGGCTGATTCACCAACCGATGTTGTAAATAAATGAATTTCTAACCAAAATAATAATCAAAATATTATAAGTCTAACTGAGGACTTT